ACTAATAAACAAAATCATATACCTAAAATATTACATTTATACAAACCTATAGACAATACGAACATGCATTCGGTATAATTGTATTACTAGGAGGCCGATATTATGAAAACTAATTATGTAGGAGTAGTTGAAAAGATTAGAATGTTAAGTATGTACCCAAAAATGCTAGTTCGATTCTCATTAGTAACACAGGACGAAACTATAAACTGTATCGTCTCCAAATACGAATTAGCAAATATGTTACTAATGCTACCCGAAAAATCTGAACTAGCTGTCTATGGTCATTTGAATAAAAGAAATCAACTTGTAATTGAAAAAATGCTTGTAAGGAAAACTTTGATTAGTGCATAAAAAGATATTTAAATTTGGTCATATTACTGTTCTTACCTATAGAATGGTATAATTAAACCAATATTAATTATATATTTTAAAGGAGGACCAGATTTGTCAATCAATAGTTTACAACAAAAAGAAAAGTCTCTATTATCAGATATAACAAAACTTGAAGGAGACTATGCTCGAGAACAAAAGAAAATAGCTAATTCAGAGAAAAAGATAGCTGATAGTTCTAAAAAAATAGAAAGTTCTAAGTCAATATCCACCATAAGATCTCAAAGCAGAATCAAAGAATCAGAAACTAAAAAATCTTTAGCATCTAAAGAAAAATCAGCTACTATTTCTTCTAAGTTAGCAAAAAAAAGAAAAGAATTAGGTGATATTCAAGTAAAGCTAAGTAAACAGCGTACTATAGAAAATACACAGTTCCAAAAGAATCTAAAAAAACTTACGACACTCAGATAATGAAGATAAAAGAAACCCAGACTGCAGCATTACAAAATGTACAATCCGAACTACCAAACGATCCTTCATTAGTTAATAAAACTTATGATCTTTTCATTTCATATGCATCTGATGATTCAGAATACGTAGATAAATTGACCCAAGCATTCACTAATGAAGGCTTTTCAATCTGGAGAGATAAAAGTGATATTGCTTGGGGACAATCTATACGTCAATCCATTGATGCAGGCCTTTCAAATTCGAAGTTTGGCTTGGTAGTACTTTCCTCCAAATATATTGAAAAGTTCTGGACAAACTATGAATTGGACGGAATATTAAATAAAGAAAGTGCTACTGGTAGACAAATGATTCTCCCACTTTGGCATAATATTACAAAAGATGAAATTGATAAGAAAAGTCCTTCTTTATCAAACCGACTAGCATTAGATACAAGAATAAACTCAACAAATGACATTATAAACGCTTTTAAATCTCTATTAGAGTAAGCCTAATTTATCTAACAAATCTATAATTCTGTAAAAATCATAAGATCCCTCACTGTTAATGCCCATATATGGCATCTCAATTAACCCTTTATCTTTAGCATTTGATAAAGCTTTTTCTGCCCAAGGTTGTTTTTTGCTGAGTACCACATTGACTAAAATATTTTGTTGAAATTCTAATTTTTTTATTTTATTCTCAAGCTCTATCAATTTTCTTTCTTGTTCCATCATTACACCCTCTCACTTTATAAACCTAAATAAAAGAAACCCGCACAATGTTTTATAGTTTCAACAGTGTTGGGGTTTCTTTTTTTATTTTTTAAGTGGACCATACAGGACTCGAACCTGTGACCGAACGGTTATGAGCCGTTTGCTCTAACCAACTGAGCTAATGGTCCTAAAAAGAGCCACCTTAGAAAGGCGACTCAAGTGAAATTTAATAAGTGTGTTATTATTTTACACTACCTATAAATATTTTACTATACTTTATTTCACTACTGGAAACATAGCTTCTAAGCGATTATACCAAGGAGCGTTTTTGTTCCATTTATCTTGTCCGTAGAAAGGAATATCTTTTCCATTGTTTCTCTTGTATAGGTCCTCAATGACTTTCATTTCATCTGGATGAGACACACGTCTTGTGTTAACTCCGTTGCAAAACATTACCGTCCAAGCATCTCCATTCCATTCTAGTTTACCTGTTTTTGAATTAATTGGTCTTTCGTATAAACATTGCATAGTCGTTTCTCCACCTTTTATATTATTTTGATTGTTATTATTTGAATCGCCATTGCCTTCGTTTGGATTGCCCATATATTTTTTTATTTGGCTAATAAAATAGTCTTTTACGGCATTTGTTTCTTTTCCATGCAATTCCCAGGAACGGTGAGGACATGCCGTAGGAACAAATTCTTTGTGTAATCTTACAGTATCTCTATTAGGGTACATTCCCCAAAACTTCATATCTTCAGCAACTTGTTTAAATGTCATTTGTTCATTCGCTAAGAAATCGGCATCGCTAGCACCCATTGATTGACATACTTCATAGCCAACATAGTTCAAATTCCCCTCTGGATTCGCTGTGTGCCATGCTGCATTGAATGTATCTTCTACACGTGCAATTGTATTTCGATCAATATAATAATGAGCAAAACCATTCGCCAGTTGTGTAGGAGACATTACAGCCAAGGCATTGACATATTGTGCAGCTGTAGCATAAATACTTCCGGCATCATTATGAATGACAACACCTTTTGGCGTTGTATTGGGACGTCTCCCGGCAATCCCACCGCAAACAGATTGATTATTCACTTGCACCATCTTTAGGTTCACCACCTTTATCATTTTCATCTTTTAATTTACTTAAATGCTCCTTAACCCATGAAGGAAAGGGAACGCCTAACTGCCCTAAGTTTTCAATAATGGAAATGCCATACACTGCTATATAAAATAAGACAAATCCAGTAGCGATTGATTCTAGACCCATGATTTTCAAGTATGGATAAGCAACGCTTATTAAGCAGACCACTAATAAATGTTTTACTAATCCTAGCAATCCTTTTGTGCTATTTCCTTCCTTAATGAAAATACCTTTACATAATCCTGTTAAGATATCCCCTAACACAATCCAGACAAACACCTGAATAAAACCGTTAGAAATCATATTCTTGAATTCTAGTATCAACGCTTGATTATCAATAATCACCATATTTTCCACCTTCCAATAATAAAAACCGCCTAGCTTTTGCTAGACGGTTCTCCACAATTTTTTCAATTAAATAATTTAACAATGTATCTCCATATTAGTATGGGTTTTTAGCCATCCAACAACTTGAAATAGTAATCCAGGTTCCTTTTGAAACACTATCTTTACATACAATATTTGAGTTATCTGCTGTGTTCATGTAAATTAAGCACATTTTATCGCCACTCGTTCTCCCATACATTCTAACGGGTTCAATCGGGTATGCCCATGCCGGAATGTTGAACCACACCGCTTGATTATCCTTTAAAGCTGATAATTGGAATGAGCCTGTGAGATATACTAGATCTCCCCGTCGGTATAATTTTAGAGAACCAGCTGACATCACAGAAGCGTTGTTATCCTTATCTACCATTGCATAATCAACTGTCGAATTTGTCAAAACTGGTTCTTTACCTATAATTTTAATACCATCTTTAAAATCCTTTATTCCAGATATTTCTTGATCTCCAGTTTGTGTCACCGCTTGTCCACTAATAGCTTCTGAAACATTTTTAGGATGCATATATTTACTCGTTGATGTCCCTGCAACTGCTTCGCTATCTAAAGCGAAACTATAATTTTTCACATTACCTAATCCAACTTGATTTGCTGTGACTTTATGTGGATTTTCTTGATTTTCCGTATGCGCCTTTAATTGTTCCCCTTTTACAAACCCACTTTTTGCTAAAACATCTTGTGCATTAATACTAATTTCTAATTGAATAGCTGAATAGTCTACATCCAAGTTAGCTGTTGTCACTCCATTTGATGGATCTGTATAACTAATTAGATAGATAAGACCCTCGCTAGTAATGAAATTTTTATCAGTGACTTGTACTGATAAAAATTTGTATTCGCCAGCATTTTCTTGAATTTGAGTGGTCCACGAGTCAGTTGACTCAATATAAGTGGAAACTTTAATTGTTTTGTTGTTAGGCGAAGTGGCTTTAACCCTTTCACTAATAGTAAAAGCCACAAAGCTATCTTTTAATAAAGCCACCGCTTCTTCTTGACTTAATCCTTCAAAATTTTGAGGAATTAATTTTTTTGCAGCTTCCAAAGCGTTAAACAAACCTAACTGTTGTGGGATAACACCATTTTGTGTTGAACCACTGCTTACGCCAGAATCGTCACGACTTACTAATTTGTTGTAATCAGATTGAGAAATCTCATTCCATGTATCTTTTGGTTTTTTTAGCACTTTAGCTGTTACATCGGTAAAATATTGATTTGCATTTGTTGCCGTATTACCCGCTGTTTTTCCAGTGAAATCCATAGGTATTTTTACGTTTGTTGTTCCAGAAAGTAACGATACACCTTCAGATTTTGTCATGCGGTCATTAAAGTCAACCTGTAACCGAGTAGCTAACGTAGGCTGAGTGACTCCTTGCGTATCAGTTCGAGCTTGAACGATTTCTGGATTACTGTCCCCTGCTTCACCTACAAGCTTGTCAAAATCGTTTCGTAACGCATCGAATTCTTGTTTATTGTTATTTGCTGTAGATACCGCTTGATTGGAAGTATTTATAGCAGTTTGAGAATTAGTTAAAGCTTGGTTTGCTGTTTCATTCGCTTGATTCCCTGCTTGTTCTGCAATATTTACGGCTTCTTTTCCAGCATCATCTGCAATTTTTTTGGCGTCATTAATCCCTGTTGTTAATTGATCCTGATAGTCCTTTATTTTTTCTACAGAAGCATTTGATTGATCCAAGATAGCATTAATTTTAATTCGACCTTGATTCAGTGTGTCGGTTTCTTTAATTTGCTCGATAGCCATGTTTATCACTTCCTATTCTGCATTAATATATTCAATAGTGGCTTTTTGTAAAATACGATTTCCTATCTTGATGAATGGCGAACTATTATCAATCAGTTCTGCAAAATAATCATCTAACGTTTTACCTGATTCATCATTAATTATAAATTCTTCTTGTTTGCTAATTAATTTTACTGTTAATCTCATTTAAAATTGTCCTCCTAATTGTGATTGTATAAAGACACGACAAATAACTTGCGCTTCAATTCGTGCAAGTTTGTTAGGTATTATCTTGATTGTATGATTACCTCTAGAGATTTTACCGCCACTAGTTTTCCTAAGGTAATTAACAATGTTTAGTCTTTGTTGGCTAGTATCATGAACTGGAATGATGGTACCATCTACAACTATATCAACACTAGTTGCGCTACTTGGCGCCTCATAAATCCCCCATTCTAATGGATGGCTATGATCAGGTAAAGTAATTTGGTGTGTATGTGCCGGTATTCTTACTTGGTGGCTATGGCTAGGAACCGATATGCTGTGAGTATGGTTTGGTATAGAAATATTAAAATTGTGACTATGATTAGGCGTATTTACAGTATGAGAATGCGCTGGTGTAGTTACATTATGAGTATGATTACCTGAACTAGTTTTCGTATACCAATCTGTTGATGCAGTCGACATTAGTCTAAATCTCATACCTGACCCCGCATCCATTTCTCGATAAAACGCACTTGATTCAGTACTACCATTATTAGTTGCAACCAAGTGATTATGATCTCCACCAGCAGAACTTGTTTGAGAACTTTGTCCATTTACAGAACTAGATTGAATACTACCTCCTCCGCCACCTGTGGTAGATCCGCTAGAATAGCCTCCTCCAGCTGAACTTGAAACGACACTTCCACCACCAGCTGAACTCGTTTGTGTTGAAGCTCCACCAGCTGACGTACTTTTTACTGTAGCTCCTCCGCCTTTTACAGCTTTTGTATAACCACGATAGCGCTTAGTTTTAAAAGTCAGTTCCACAGTATTTACATGAAAAACATCATCATCTAAGAAGAATTCAATTTCTGCTGGGTATGCCTTTTCGCAGTTATCTTGATAACTGTAGTTCAAAATATTCGTTGCACCTTGCGAGTATGTCTCATTTATTTCCTGTTTACGTTTCAAATCAGACATTGTTGTAGTAAAATCGTCAGATAAATTACCAAGCTCTAGCTGAATATCTTGTGGGGCGCCGAACACATCCTGTTTTGTCTCTTTTTTTATACGCAAATTTATACTTCCAAAGTCATCTGTGTTGATCATAATCACAGTTCCTTGTCTCAACTTATCAATGCTTAAAGGTTCATCTGTTAATTTCAATAAATCAGCCGCAGTCACATCCCAAGAAATTTTAGGCTGTGCCCATTTTTTTAACATGTTGATTGCATTGTCTTTTAAAGCTTGTGGAACTGTGAATCGTTGGTCTACCCAAACATATTCAACTAAACCATGTTCTTTTATAGACTTTGCATCTTCTACATAAGGAATATTTTTATTTACTGATTTAATATTTATCTGATTGACTCCTTCACCAGCACCTAAAGGATAAACTCGATTAACTAAATTGTTAGGATCTCTTTCAATCTCAAACCCTTGCATGTTATATCCTTCTTGAATACGAGCAACAGGTTCTTTTGGTGGCTTCACTAAAGATAATTCGAATGGATAAACTTTGGTATTCCATTGCCACATGTAGTCTTCATCAAATGCTTGAGGAATACTAAACAAGGCATCAGCGAGACCATTTTCATTTTCCCATGCATAACTAAAATACCGAGTGAATTCACATTTTTTTAAAACCCAGTGTTTTGTCCTTTGTTTATTCAAAAGATAGTTAATAACATCAACCGTTTTTTGATTCACTAGTTCATGATAACCAAAAAGAACTGTGTCTAGCAAAGTACACAGGGCTTCATTTGCCGTATACGTGATTGAATTGTTACTAGCATCTTTGCGAACCGTTGAAGGCATAACACGGTATAATCCTATATATTCATTTTCATTATCTGTTAGTTCAACCCATAACATTTCTTGCAAAAATTCATTTTTAGGATCATCCAACGGCATTGAAAATTCTAGATTACCTATTTGGTTTTCAATTTTTTCATATCCAACATTATAAGCGTTATCTAAAACTGCCGTGTATTCTCTTTTTAAATCCATTGCCATCAACATATTTTAGCAACACCTCCTATAAGAAACGATTTGGATATCGAATAGTTAGATTAAAAGTACTATCTTTCGCTTGGATGTATAGTGGCTCATTTGGATAAATATAAAAATCGTTCATAGGACGAATCATTGGCTTCCCATTTTTCGTAATATTAAACTGTTCTGTATCGATTACTATTTCTGACTTATCAAAATCACCAATATCAATAGTATCGCTTCTAGTTTTTATCCACACGCCTCTACCAGTGCCTTTTATAGTAATAATCGGTTTTACTTTTAACCCTTCAACAGTTGGATATATTTCAATTGGCTTCACCTCTTGACCGTTGTCTCCCATCAGATAAGAACGGTTTTGAAAAGTAATCATGGTAGAACCCCAATAAGCCCCACCTTCGATAACAATCGGTAAATCAACAGCCCCTGATCCAGTATTACCCATAAGATAGTTAGCCTGAAACGTTATTTCTGTTGAACCCCACATAACACTAGTAGCATCGCTTCGAGTATATTTATATGGATTATTCAACAAGATTGTAAATGTACCAACGACTCGATTCAATCCCTCAGGAACTGCATCAATGTCTGACTTACTACCCGACCAAAGCATTTCTGGTTCATCATTAAACCAAATCTGTACATCTTTTTCTGTGAACAAAGCAACGTTTAATCTGTTAAAAGAATCCCTAAACGCTTCGTTAGAGTTAGCCTCAACTTTGAATTTAACCGTTAATTCTCTTTCCGGAATACGAGCATAAACATGTCGCATTCCATCACGAATTCCCAACTGGTAGCTTTGTATCTCAGTAGGAGCTAACTCTCTTCCAACAACAGATAATGTTCTATAACCCGGAACTAAATCTTCTAAAAAGGAACCCTTAAAATTCATGGCTTCCGAAGGCAAAGAGGCTTTTGTTTGTTGTTCATTTACATCAATAAAGTTGTATAACATTTAGCGCCTCCTTCCTAAAGAAACATTCTTTTTATCTTGTTGATTCTGCAATTCTTTACTCATTGGTTTAGCAATAACCCTTGCAACTTCTGAACTATCGAAAATAACAGGTACCTCTACAGTGAATTTTGAAGATACATCTCCAGCAAACGCTAAGCTTTGTGATCCTCCACTAAATGACAGATTTGAATTTAAATTATCCAGCGCTGGCATGGCTACCTTTTCACTTAGCCGTTGCATAGATTTTTCTACAAAGTTTGAATATTTATCAATACCAACCGCTACTCCTGCTGGAATCATTTTACCTACTTCATCACGCATTACACGTGATGGAGAATGAATATCCATAGCACTTTTCATTGTGCTTACAATTTGATCTGCCACACCTCTTGCTGCAGCTAAAGCACTATTAGCATTGGCATTAATACCATTAGTCAATCCATCAATTGCATTTGCTCCGATAGAATTCATTTCTGATGGCAATTTATCCATTGCAGAAATTATTTTATCAACAATAGACTCAACTGCTCTTACTGGATTCATTGCGTTTTGTTCTATACCGTTTGATAATCCAGAATCAACATCTTCACCAATTGAGTGAAATACACGAGAAGGAGAGTGAGAATCTAAACCTTTTCTGGCACCAGAAACAACATCATCAATCATTTGATTAGATGTTTTTACAGGAACTCCTTTACCGTCGTCAACACCTTTTTCTAATCCTTGAGGAATGGACTTACCAATACCTCTGAAATCAGCTTTTTGGACTTCCCCTTTCATGTCTTCCCCGACTTTAGGAACAATTCCTTTGGTCATTTCTTCGACTGCTGTACGCCCGTTCTCAATGCCTGCTTTAAAGTTTTCGGTTACACTTAGACCAACGCTATTAAAATCGGTGCTCTTAATCTGTGTCATTAATGTATCTTTTTGCGTTGGAATTAAGCTTGCTATTTCCTCATTTACACCATTTTTACCTAACTGATAGCCTTCTTTCATCGCATTCATAGAAGTTTCACCAGTATTACGATAGACATCATTCAAGCGTTGTAATTGTTCGTCTGAAGAATTTACTAATTCTGCCGCTTGAGCAGCACCTTCAGGACCCATTTTCCTTAGTTGCTCTAAAAGCCCTTCATCTACCCCTCGCTGTGCTAACGCAGCAATGTTAGTGCTCCATTGGCTAACAGCTTCTTGATTTTTTTGTAAATTTTCAGCCATTTGATCAACTGAAATAGCTTGTTTTTGCTGGATAACATCAAAGGCGCTCCCTACTTTTTCTTCAAGTGATGAATATTCTGAACGCATTGCATCCATTGTTTCTTTCGTCTTACCACTTAAAGCATTGTATGAAACTGTTTGATTTAACACACCATTTTCCACAGCTTGGCTTGCACGCTGCATTGATTGTTCATGGGCATTAGCTGTATTTATAATTTCATTCGTTAATTCCTGTTGAACGCCCTTCAACACTTGCTCTTGCTCGCCCAACTTTTCAATATTTTCACGAGCTTCTTTTGTATTCCCGCCAGATTCTTTTAATGTCTGATTCCATTTTTCTCTAGCGGCATTGATTTCCATCAGCTTCGCTTCATTATCATTTCGTTCTTTTAACATTTGATTAATGTTTTCTTGAGCTTGAGAAGCTTCATCTAAAGCATTATAGGCATCAACTTGTTGTTGAATTGTTCCAGGCATTTCAGATAAAATATTTTTTTGATCGTCATAAACTAAGTTTAAACCTGTCATTTTACCGTTCAATTCCTCAACAATTTCCACCATACGTTTTTTCTCGCTGTTGCTTAATTTTTCTTTAGCAGAGAGCATTTCCATTTCAGAAATCATAGATTGGAATTTTTCTTTAGTATTATCCAATTCAATAGCTTCATCTTTTCGTGATTGGGTATGTTCTTGATTCTTTTTAATCAAGTCATCTGTGGTTTTCATAAGGTTTTCTTGTTCTTTTTTAACTGCCTTAGTTGATTCAGTTTCCTTATTTAACCATTTCCACAAGTTTACCCCTACAGCTACTAGTCCTCCTATTGCAGCTGTTACCCAACCAATAGGACCCATCAACAATTTCATAGCGGTACTAAAAACAGTTGTAGCTACTGTAGCTAAACTAATTGTTCCCGTCAAAACACCAACGATTGTATTTTGCGCCACTAAAAGACCAGTTTTTATTGCTATTGCTGCAGAATTGGCTTTATCGGCAGCCAAGTTTAACATCCATGCTCTTCCGAGTGCTGTGGTAGACAACGTAGCCAGTTTTGATATTCCATTGTATAAACTTATTGCGGTTGTATAAGCTTTGATTGCCAATTCAGATTGTTTTATATAGCCTGTCACTTGCTGAATTACTTTCAACGCTGTAAAGGTGGCAGCAAAACTGGCAATTGTTGGTAATAATGGTGTTAAGGCTGTACCTATCGACGTAATAGCTTTTCCGAATAGTTTCATCAACGGAATAGTTGATTGAATCGCTGCATCAATTGCCTTAAAAGTTATATTAACTACATTTTTTAAAGAGTCTAAGTTTTCGGCAATATTTTTTCCTGTCACTGCTTTGGATAATTCATCAAATGAATTAATAACTGTAGTTACACCTTTAACGGTGGCTGTTTTAATATTTGCCCATGAGGTTTTGATACCTTTTGAGTTTTTCTTGGCTAAATCCGCAAAACCACCTACGCCTTTGTCCAACTCAATCAAACGATTATTGAACTCATTAAATGTAATATCTCCTTCTTTTAAGGCATCATATAATTGGTTAACTGAGTTTACACCTTGTTCTTTGAAAGACTTAGCAACTTTATCCATAGCTATTGGCATTGTTTCTTGTAAAGTTCGCCAAGACTGCATATCAACTTCACCCTTACCGAGCATTTGAATATATTGTTGCATACCACGAGTCGCATCAGCAGTTGAAGCTCCAGAAGCAAGAAAGGCATCATTTAATGCAATAGCTGTGTCAGTCCCTTTACTCAAGCTACCAGTTGAAATTGATAGTTGTTGCGTACTAGCTACAATTTCATCGAGGGATGTTGGCAATCCATCAATCCCATCAGATAGTTTATTCATGGACCGATCAACATCTTCTGTTGAGTAACCTAGAGCCTTCATAACTACAGGATACTTATTCAACGTATCAAAACGGTTAATCGCTCCTTCAACAGAGTCCTTAACCATATTTACGGCCGTAGATACTAATTTTACAGCGCCCACGCCTGCCCCAATACTAAGAATTGACTTACCCAATTGATTCCCTTTAGTGGTGCTTTTATCCAATCCATCACCTAGTTCACCAGATTGCTTGTTTACACCAGCCATAGAACGTTCAGCGATACTCATCGTGCTACTAAACGTTCTATCAGTGGCAGTAAGTATTGCTTCGACTGAATATGATTCCATTATTTTCCTCCTTTCCTACTTATTTGCTTTTCTTAATAAATCAATTGCTCCTATATCAACTTTTTCATCAATTAATGATTTACCCAAAATAAGCTTCTCTCGTTCTTCATAATTGAAAAACTTATTGAATTCCTTATAATAAGGTTCGGATTTTTTACCTTTAGTCGCCTTAATTTGGTTATTTAGCCAAGATTGGAGATAGAGGTCTCTTTCATGATCAAGTCTTTTTAACTGAAACGCCAATAGCCTAACTTCATATTCATACAAAGTCATTCGTTCAATTTCTGTTAAATCAGTAATTTCTAGGTAACGAAAACAATTAATGAGAATATTTTCGTAAGCTTCAGCTGAGCTTAATTCCTCTCTTACTTGTTCTCCATCAGAGCTTTCTTGAAATTTCTGACCGTTAACTTTCCCGCATTGCTTTCTTCTAAGTGTTTCAACGTTTCATCAAATAATGCCTCAATATCATCAACAGTTTCAACGAACTCATCTACTTCATCCTTAGAAGGTCTACTTTTTTCCGTAATGGTAGCTGTATAGAGTACATCAGATAAAACAACGATATTTCCACTTACTAGCTGCGGTAATAATGTTGTTAGTCCCATCCCAAGATTCACATCATTACGAACTACCCCATGCTGCTTATCCAATTCACGAATAAACTTGACTCCAAAAATACAGTTATATTTTTTTCCTTTAATTTCGATTTGCATGTCTTTTCCTCCATAAGAAAAGGACAGCCGCCAAGCTGCCCTCTAAATTTATATTTTAAGCTTGATTATTCAATGTTAAGGTGTGTTGAGCTGTTTTTTTACCATCCTCTGTTGTTCCTGTTGTAGTATAAACACCAGCCGGTACCGCTTCTGTCCAAGTAATATTTCCTGTTTCAGAGACAGCAAGACCTTCTGTTTCAGGCGTAATCTTATAGGTTACTTTTTTGTTGGTTGCATTTTCAGGCAAGACAGTTGCTGTGATTTGTCGGCTACCTGCAGTACCCGCATCTGCTGTGGACGTTTTAGGAGAAAACTCTAAGCCAGTTACAGCAATAGACAATGTTTTAAAAGCTGGAATATCTACTCGCTCTGATTCTTTCCCATTAACAACACGAGTTACTTGGTACTCACCAGCCGACACTGAGGTGTTAGGTTCCATTCCTGTTATAGTTAAAGGTGATTGGCCGGAAACAACTTCGGTTTGGCCTTTATAAATTTTAAAAGTATCCACCATATTTATTTTCCTTTCTTAGCTTAATTCAATAGAAGCCCCATCGACTGTAGGAGTTACACTTCCCACAGAAGGGCTATCTACTTTCCCGGATCAGCTGTTTCAATAGTCGTATCTTTGAAGACATATTGAACTACTTCTTCTTGATCAGCAGTTAATGTTGCAAATCCTTTTGCGCCTTTACCATTGATACCAAATTCTAATGAAACTTCTACGGTGTCTTCAGCATTAGGTGATTTACCAAATGATGTTACATATCCTTGGTAATAGGTTGCCTTGTATTTGTCAGCATTATCTCCTGTGCCTTTTTCTGCTTTGTTGATTTCCCAGATTTCAATAATATCGTCATTGTCTAAAGCTTCTTCTAGCTGGTCAACATACGGATCACCGACTGATAAAATAGATGTTGCCGAAAAATCAATTTCCAATGATCCTGGGATGCGAATCGGACCATCTTTAGTGGCCACAGAATCACTATCTTTTGTTTTTGTATTTTCATGTTCTGTCTGGAAAGCTAATTTCCATGCTGCTTCCTCTTTTGATTTTTTTAACAAACGGAAAAGTAAAATAATATCAATACCTTTAGCCGCTACTTTTGCTTCATTAGCCATTTATATTCCTTCTCTCTATAGTATTTTGAATTCTAAAGATATCATTGCCCGCTTCAATGGTGTGTTAGTCGAAATGTCATCTACTAACCGAATACCGCTTGATTGGATATTGAGCGACCAATAATAACCTTCCGTTTCAGAAATAGATAGAGCCTCAGCAAAAATTGCTGAAGCCATATCCGATATTTGTTTACGTTTTTTTGCCAATCCCCATACAGATAGATTCAATGTAACCGAACCTTTAATATCAGTTTTGTTAGCTTGGTGCAGTGTCTGAGTATCTTCTAATTCGACAAATGGATAACCTACATCATTCATAGGTTTATAATCGTAGGTTTCATAACCCAGTGATTGACACTTCTTATACACTTCATCGAAGATTGATTGATCTCTTGTTTTAATCATTTCATCAACCTTTCCAAGTCCGTTCTAAATTTCACTTTTTGTTGTTTCAGCGGTGGTAAAAAGAAATCACGTTTCACCATAAATCTCGTACCGTTTATTAAATACGGTGCGTATTCTGTTCCTGGTCCTGTATGCCCAGAAAAACCATTGTTCGAAAGCCTCATAACGATACTTCTTTTTGTTGCCCCTGTAGGTTTAACAAACTTTTTACCTTCCCAGTGTCCAGTTAACACCTTTTCGGCTTCAGCTTGCATATTGGCGGTTAATTCGGCTGTGTTATTTCTAACAACTTTTTTCACATCATCAAGTTGAGCATTTCTCTTTAGTTTTTTAGAAATTCCAGCTAATCCATTAATTCTTACTTGACTTCTTGCCATCAATAATCACCTCATGAACAATCAAGCTATTTCTTAATGCAGGAACTCTACTTGTAATAATTTGCCAAGTTTTACCCTCAAACTCAATGTAATCAAATTCTGGAATAACAAAAAGGGGCTGTGTCCTAATTACCTTAGCCCCTTCTTTAATACTTCCGAAAATAGTAACAGAACGATCAGTACCAATATCAGTTACATTGACATCAGTAGTTTTCCTAAACGGCTCTTCTTCAATCCATTCACCTGAATTTGGATCATAATGCGATTCTGAAGATTTTTTTACAAAGGTAATTTCATCTAAATATCTCATGAAAATGTAAACCTCCCACGTTTAGGCTTATAAAGTTCTTCTATTTCCTTGTTCTTATACTCTTCAATTTCATCTTGATATTCAGAAAAATCAGAGTCTGGAAATGCCATAGATAAACCTTCTTGAGAATAAGATTGCATTCCTTCTTGGCCAATACGATTAAATCGTTTTAAAGTGACTTCATATACAACTGAATCAAAACTTTTTGGTAACTCAGTGACATTTAATATATTTTGAAGTCGATCGTTTGTACGTCTTTCAATGATTTCTAGTTTTTCATCAAGACTGCCATTTAATAATTTTTTTACATCATTTGCTATCTCTGACATCTAAACACCACCTAAGTTAGTTCGATTGTCGCCCCATTTGTTGTCGGTGTTACTTTTCCGACAACAGGGCTAGTTACTCCCCCGCAGCTTTTGGTTGAATCTTAGCAAATGCTTCATCTTTGATGACCATGAAACCAATATCCATTGTAGCTCGTAAAGCAACCAATTCTTGTTCGTACAAGTTGACAGGCGTACCGTCTTCATTCGTTAAAGTAGATAATTGAGCTTCTTCTGAAATTTTGAAATTAATGTTAAATGGGATACCATAGCGCAAGTAATCAAAATCACCAGTATAAAGGTTTCCCTTATCCATAGATTTTAGATCTGCTACAGGCAGTCCATCAATAGTATTGCTGACACGATCATAAATAAATTGAGTTGTGTCACCAATTTTTTTACTTGCTTCACGTAACACTGTACGATTCTTACGATTAGAAATGAAAGCATTCGGATCGTATTCACCTTCTCCAAGCAAATCCTCTAATGCTAAAATGTTGTCATATGTCAAGTCGCCCTCAATTACATTACTAGCTGCAATGACAGATTTTTCAATAGATTGAGAGAATGGATTTTCTTTATCAAGGATAGTAGCCGCATCAATTTTCTTATAAAATGCTTCTGCGATTTTTGGTTGCATTTGAGTAAAGAAATCAGACATCTTATAAGTTAAATATTCCCGAGAAACTGGGATAATAACACCGATTTTTTTCGCAGTCATTGTTACGTTTAACCATTTAGGTTTAGACGTTTTAATCTTATCACCTTCACCAACCCAGTATGCTCCAGGACCTTCTGCAAAGTATTCGAATTTCTTTTCTTTGCTGTCCATTTCTTCATATTTAGCTAACTGCATTAACTTAGAATTTTCCATCACATCTTTTAAAATTAAAGTGTTGTACTTGTCTGGAATTGTTCCATCTTTTTTCTCTAATACTGTGACGTTGTCTGGATTCCATGTTTGAGCAAACATTTGAATATCCATTTTCATTAATTGTTTTTTCTTCATTTATATTTCCTCCTATTTTACAATTCGTGTGCTTGCTGCAAGAGCTGCAACTGATTCGGTTTCTTTTTTATCAGTTGAAAATTGTCCGCCCTCACCTGGTGTTTTTTGGCGAGCATTTTCTTTCTTAATCATTGATACATAGTTCGTAACAATAGCGACAGCTTTTTTTGTGGCTTCCGCATCATCTGAAACAATCAATCCTAGCAAATCATCGTCATGCGGCAAACTAGCTTCTGAAAGCATTTTAGAAGCTTCCTTTGACATGGAAACTAATGCTTGACTACGTTCCAATTCCGCAATTTTTGCTTCTAGCTGTTTCTTTTCATGTTCAGCTTTTTCTTGAGCATTCATTTTTGCCAGTTTTTCTGCTTCTGCTTGTTTTTCTTGTTGCTCTTTTTCCCAAGCTTCTTTTGTTTTTGATACTTCAGCAGCGATCATTTTTGCTACTTCACCACGAGAAAACGTTTTTTCATTACCTTTATCTTTGCCGCCATCTCCTGGCGGTGTTTGCTCTTGACCTCCGGCCGGTTGGTCCGTACCCCCAGTGCCAGTATCTGGATTATCAGCAAAGAATTGTAAATGCATTGGCAATAATAGTTTTTTTGTTTTCATGATTATCCTCCACGGTTACGCCGCTACCCGATATATTTGATAAGTTACGCCTATCAATCGAAACAGCTTTCTCTTTAGTGCCTGTAAGCAGTAAGAAGGCAATATAAAAAGTCTAACGTTTGTTAGACTCTTCTCTCTTTAAATATTCTTCATAATCAGCATCTAAGTAATCGTAAGGATCGTCATTCATAGAATCACGCCTTTCTGCCGTATTTTTCATAAACTTGTTTTATCTGATTGATATTATCCGTTTGAATTAACATTTGTTCACCATCATCAACAATAATTGAGATAAATTTAGGTTTGCCTTCAAGCAACTTCTTAACTGTTTCATCATTAATGAGACAATCTATTTGCTTAAACGCACCAGTTTCATCGTCAACACCTGACCAATAAACTAAAGAATAACTTTTCAACTTGATCCCTCGACTTCTTTTCTTAATTGAGAAATTAGTCTGTTTAGCTTTTCTGTCAATTTACCTTTCTTTTTTGTACCAAAGTTTGTTTTTCTTTGTTCATGCATTAATAACTTGATTTCGGTATTCATATACATAATTGTCGCTTTATATCCACAATTGGCACATTCAGCATAATGGTGTTCGACATCCTTCGTGATATTTTCAGATTTTCTAATTAAAGGAGTGTGCTTATGACATTGATTGCATTTATATAGATTATCCATTTACAAACCTCTTTCTTTCAGCGACTTCTCATAATCCTCACTAACTTTAGGGACAGTAGAGCATTTGCAATGGGGATGCATGTATGGAGCATTAATGCCTTTTTTCATCTTTAATACTTTATAAGGACTACCCTTAGCTACTTTTTTACATATTTCACAGGCAAACGGTTCTGCAATGTAATCATATTCTTCGATATCTGCATCCAAGTAACTTTGCTTTTGAATATCTGTTTGAACACCAGATATTTCAGTCATCATTAGCCTATTTAGCTTGTATCTTATATTTAATTGGTTAGGCTTTAAAAATTTTGCCATCTCTTTTGCTACTGCTCTTGGATTTTTACCTTGAGTGATTGCCTGAGTGATTATTTTTTCTAAATCAGCTTTCATTTCAACAAAATTTTGCCAAATGTTATCACTAAACGAAGGGAATTCACTTGATTTGAATGATGCATTAACAATTTTTCTAACCATAGACGAATAATTTTCTTTAACGGTTTCACCTAGTATTCCCGCCTGTCTTAAATATTCATCTTTTGCGGCTTCAGTTAACTGAGAATATCCCCACTTATCTAGCTCATCAAACAACGTGATTAATTCTAAGCCAATTTGAGACTTTAATAGCTCTAATCTAGACACTCGCATTACCAAGTTATAGATTTTCAATTCTTTATTGGCCTGTGGACTAAAGTCTTTATTTTTTACATACTCCTTCGCTTTTCTCTCAAAGCGTTTTACGTCCATCTTATTAGCCATTTTTCTTGCTTCGCTAATTGTAATCTTTTGGCCATTGGAAAATCTATCCCAGTTAGCTTCAATTTCGGTTTGAATCGCATCAATAGCATTTTGAAGCTGTTGAACAATTTCTTTTTCTCTATTGCGATCTAGCTTCATCTGTTCTTTGATCCAAGATTCTTCACGATTTTTCAAGTAGGACATTCAATCATTCCTCCTCGGTTTCCTTTTCCGATTGTTTAGCTAAAAATTTTGCCTGATTTACTTTCGTTTTGGCTACTTCTTCATCAGTAATATCTAATGGTTTATTTTCATTTTTTACACGTTCTAATTCAGCTTGAACATCATCAACAAACGAAGCTAGACCTAAAATTGTTTCTTGGCTTAACTCCGCTCCAGAGTCAATCAATGTTTTTAATTCTTCTAGAATTGCTTTCGGAAGATTAGGAGTAAAGATAATTCGCAATCCTTTTAAATCGGAGTTATCAATCTCAGAAACACTTGATTTCAGATTAAATAAAAGACGATAGCGCCGCACAAGACTTTTTTTAAATAGTCTTTGCTTTACTGCCGTCATTTGATTGAAACCAAACATTTTATACTTCATTGCTTCTCCTGATTGAACACCAGAAAAATTTGTATCTGTTAAATCTGGAATCATAGATATTTCATGTATCCCTTTCCTCACTCGTTCTTTGTAAGCTTCAACGCCGTTTACATCGTATTGTTTATAGATGTAGCTAGCATTCACTGAGGTCTTGTTACCGTTGATATCTGTACCAGATTCAAGTAAAAGCATGTTTGCTTCTTTTTGCTTAATAGCATCTTCGGTCGATAGACCCGCTGCTTCGATATCTCCACTAATCACTAACAGCGCATCGTTTAAATCCGTCATGTAATTAGCAGTGTCAGACTGTCCAGCATCATACAAATCGATTTGAGATAAAATATCTTCATACAATCCCATTCTAAAACGATTAGGAGAGAACTCAGTTATCTGAACTTCTTTGTAATCATGCGAATCCTCTTTTGGATCACTTAGTTTAATCGTAGCAAGAGTCGTTTCAGCGTAAGTAATGATTTTGTCTTTTGTGTAAATTATCGGTTGAATATACTGTTTGTCTGCATCTATAGTAAATTTAGTTTTAGGATAACGAACAGCAAGTATTGGTCTACGCTTGACCGTTGTATCATAAACAACAAACGTTTCAAAAACATTGCATAGATCAACATAATCAACGTCATCTTCATCTCGATATATGATTTCATAAGCTCGACCGTATTTATCCATATCTAACCACAATTCTCCATTCAATCCATCAATGTCATTATCTTGATTGAAATTATCAATGGCCTCTTGGCTAGCTTTATTATTAATTTGGACTTTTAATGGATTGCCTGTATTGTATCCAACATCAAACGTTGCAAGAACTTTTCCAAAATTATGAGCAGCTCTATGGTCTGCTTTTTCTTTTTCCTTACGTCGACGATTTTTGATGATGTTTGTATTCTTTGCTTTATAATAATCATCCAAAACCTGTAGACGTGGAACTTGGTGTTCATTATGGTGCGCAATCATTTTTGCTAAAACATCAACATTCTCCAACAATTCATCCGCAGAGCTATATCTATAATGAATATTGGATTCTACGCCAAAGCTAACAAAATTTTCATTCACATCACTTGAATAGCTGATGTCCGATCCATGTTCAAATTCATTAACTTTTAGGACTTCTTCATTTTCCATTGCTTCTCCTCCTTTATAATCCTAATTCTTTGATGCGCTTAATTTTTTTCTTTGTATCAGATTTCTTGTATGCGTATCCTATTTTTTCTCTTATCGGTAAAAACCCATACTGACTAGCGTTTATAGTATGGTCGTTCTTGTCTTCTGGCTGATCTCCATCATAAGCGTATGTGTTTAACTCATGTATGTGGACATTACAAGTGTCTACGACTAAGTATATAGGGGCTTTTCCATCTGAATTAATCCAACCTAACATTAAATTAATACGATCAATAATCTTCATACGCTTATCAGAACCAACAATTGTATATGCATTAGGTTTAAGTCGTTTCAACTTATTTAGTTCTGTAATAGTAGCTTGATCGGCATTATCAACATAGACCATTCGAGAAAAGCCCCACTTTTTTCTACACCTATCAAGAAATTGAATAAGATTAGCTGCTACATCACTTGGGGAAAAAGGTATATTTTCGTCTTTATTATTTTTAACTTCTTCTTCGAGTATCACTAATTCTCCAACATCTGTGATTCCTTGAAATATAAACGAAATTGTATCATTCGATTGCGCTGAATAAGATGTATCTACGCCACAAGAAAAATGAACATAGTTCTTACTCATCGCTTTCTGTTCTGTAATCACGTTATTTTTGTATTCGAAATTAGAGAACACAAGGCCTTCCGCTCGACCTCTAATACCTAGAATTTTATTTTTATATAATTTAGTTCCTGTCGGTACAGCAGATATTATTTTCTGTTTCTTTTTTTCAGTTAATCCATCATTATGAGAAAAACCAAAAAACCAGTGAACCCATCCTGCTTTGGGAGACTGGTTCAACTGATCATTAATCTCTCTAGGTGCATCATTTTCATACTCAGGTAATGGCCTAGAATGGTTTATGTACTCATGATAAATTGGTAATTCAGGATCATCTGGATTTAGAGTGGCCATTACATAATCGGCACGCATAAAAATTTCTCGTACATATTCCATGTCTGCGATATTTATTTCATCAATGTACAAACAACCATATTGGCCACCAAGAACCTTTTTCCAACGAGCTTTATTGTCATAACCAAGAACATAGATTATTTTTTCACCGTTAGATGTTTTATATTTTAAATGTGGTAAACTATGATCTTTATTCCCTTTGGAATGGTAGGTTACCAGATCTCCAAATATATCTATAATTCCCAATTCGGATTGTATAATATTTTTTTCGATTGTACCTAAATCTAAACCGCTAATGATGTGTAGTTTCCTATCTGATTCAGCAACTTTAAAAAGAAATTTTACAGCACCTACAGTGGTCTTCCCGGCTGCTGTGGTCCCCTCGAGAAATTCAACATCTGTGTCATATTTCAGAAATCTTTTATACTTAGGTGACAAAACCAACTCAGTCATCTTCATCACCTAATTGCTGTAAGATACTATCAAGTTTATCTGTTCTTACAGTCGCTGAAATCTCCTGTTTATCAGTGAACAGCGCATGACGTTTGCCCAGTAGTTCAGCAGCCTTTAGCCTTTCTTTGGCTCCAACATCAATATCAGTTAATCCTTGAGCCCCTTCACCCAGACCGATTAAAGTTTGCTCTTTTTGAGATCCACGCATTACAGAAGTGAGATATTGCAAAACTTCAGTTCCCGATGCAATAGATAATTCTATCGCTCTTTCATCATAAGCATTCTTCAGTTCTTCAATAACAGGAGGGATGTGTTCATACTTTTTCATTCCTGTTAATAAGTTAGAAGCAATAGTTCCTGCCGTTTTAGCGCTATACCCTGCTTTTTTTGCAGCCTCTGTTCCATTGATAAAACCATTTGAAACATATGCTAACACGAATTCTTTTTGCTTATTTCGAGTGGATGGCCACTCACTCATAAGATCTGATGCTAAATCAGCTATTTCATTAATCAACTGGCTTTGCTTTGATTCAGCCATGATATTCACCTTCTTTCAACGCAAAAAGACACCTCGAAAGAGATGTCTTTGTTTTTCGTATTTATTTCACGCTACCATAGTAACATCTTAAATAGGGCATGTTCAAGACAACTTTAAGACATTTGCTAAATCATCCAAGCTATCGATTCCATACAAGAATATAGATAACTCATCCGTAGCTTTCTTGATATCTCGATCAACCGTTCGAAAATCGATAGCATAATAAGAGGCCATCTCTGATTTAGATTTTCTGAAATTACCATCTTCTATATAAACTGATTTTATAATATCGAATCTTCTCTCCGCTGCATCGCCATTACTTCTGCAATAATTATTGTAGGACGAAAACATTAAATCAAAATAATCAAGCATTTCTTTTGTCCGAGCTTTATATTTCATTAATGTATCTAAGTTTAAAGCTTCTGAATCAAATACGCTTATTTCGTAATCTTGAATAGTCGGAACAATGCTATCGCAATGTTTTTTTAACATACGATAATTTTTCAATAGTAAATTTGTATTTCTTAATTTCCAGTCTCTTTTTTCTCTTTTTGTTTCTTTCTTTTTCTTTTCTTGAATTTCAAGAACTTTAGCTGTGATAATCTCAATTTGATGCTTGCTTAGTCCTTCAGCCATTGGCATTACCTCCCACAACCTGTTTATAACTATCTTCTTGAATTTTGATCAATACCGTTAAGAATGCTAATACAACTGGATGATTGTTATAGCGATTTCCTAATTCTCCGATTGACTGTATTAACCAATCCCAATATTTATCTGAAGTGATTGGATATTTTTTAGATATATGGTTAGAATCAGCCATCCATTGTTGAATATCTATAAATACATTGGACCAATTCATTCAATCGCCTCCACTTTGATATAAATCCCTGGAACATCTGCCCAAAACTTTTCAGTGATTAAACTGACAACATAGCTGTCATCTTTCCAGAAATTCAGTTTTGTCATACAGTCTTGCAACAGCTTATTACTATTATCTAAGTCGGGTTTTGTATATTTGTACTCACCATTACTATGATTGCCCACAACTGGGAAACACCACTTCACCATCATCCGAACAGGCACCTCAAATTTTTCATTCGGTACATGTTTCGATAAGTGAGCCATCAACTTAGCACGTGCCTTTTTCAAATCGTCTGGCTCATAAAATACTGGCTTGTTTTTCACCACATGGACTTTCTTCTGCTGATGGGTAGTTTCTGGCGGAATTATGTTTAGAAAAAATTCAATCATCAAGCATCACCTCAATTTCATATTTGACCGTCCTTTTTCCATTGACAGTCTTCCTGTTACTTTTAGCAACTTCAATCATTGATTTATTTTGAGTGCCAAAAACAATATATGCATAGAATAGAATTTCAACGAATATTTTATTTTTTTGTCCTAATTGACGATAGATTTCTAAAAATTCATCCATCACATAGCCTCATTTCTTGTTATTTTATTTTGGTATAGTCCAATATTTTTCATTCTTTCAAATTCTATTTTTGTCACGCTCCACCCTTTTATCAATAGCTATCCCTGGAAGGGAGCTATTGATAAGGGTGGCGGACAGCGGTATAACAATGTTTTAATCCGTTAATAAGCTTTCATAGGCTATTTAGCTTATAGACGGATACCTTTTATTAATAAGCTATTAATAGGCTATATGCTTATTAATTTGAAATGTTCTCTAATTTCTGAATGTATCCTCCATCAATTTTAAAGCCATTGTGTTTTTTTACTTTCGGATATACTGACCTTTTGTCGATATCTAAGTATTCTGCAACCTGACTAACTTCTACTGGTCCACCATCCATAGACAATGCACTGAACGCTGTTTCTAGCTCTTGCTTAGATTTTTCACTTCTTGATTGATTAGACTTACTAACACCTTTTTTCCAGTTTTCTTTAGGATTGTCTTCTAGCGAAATATCTTTCAATGAATCGTCGAGGACATGAATAGGATATTTGAACCATGCATTGATAGGATCAAACTTAGGGAATTCCCGCAGCGTGCCATCAATTCTCCAAGCCGTGCATTGTCGAGCTGCACGAACTGCTTTTTGTCTCTCTGATTCAACTTCCTGTAAAATAGCTTGAGATTTAATTGCACTCATTAAGTGCATTCCCATTTGTTTTGTACTAAACACATCATCTTGGCTAATGGCGTTATATGATGGATTATATTTTTTTATTGCTTGTTCATAAGTTTGACAAATTGCTTCATTCTCTAAAGCCATATACCTATCTTCTGTAATAGGCAACTCGATTAAATCTAAAATCGCATCGGGATCCCTGGCAAATACTCCGCTACCACTTGAACGATCAATTGAATTTTTACCTCCTTGCGATCCTTTTGAATGATGATGGCAATAGATTACTGCACAATCTAATTCCGTAGCTATTTTATCGAACTGGTTGGTAAACTTAGCCATTTCATGGGCGCTATTTTCATCACCAGTCAGAACTTTATAGATTGGATCAATAATCACAGCCATGTAATTAGATTTCTGTGCACGTCTAATCAACTTAGGCGCCAATTTATCCATTGGACTTGTCTTCCCACGTAAATTCCATATATCAATATTTGATACATTGGAGTGGCCCTGACCTAATTTTTCATAGATGTCAACAAAACGAACTTTTGCGGACCGTTCATCTAACTCAAGGTTTACATATAATACCTTTCCTTTTTCGCAATCAAAACCGAACCATTGGCGACCCTCAGCAATTGCAATAGCTAATTGTATCAACGAAAAAGACTTTCCGGCTTTTGATGGACCAGCTATAAGCATCTTATGACCTTGTCTTAGCATTCCTTTAATTAGTTCTGGTGCTAATTCAATTGGTTTTGCGAACAAATCTTCTAGGCTTTCTGGATCAGGCAAATCGTCATTAACGCTTTCAATCCATTCTTTCCACTCGTCCCAAGTAGATTTCCCTAAATTGGTATCGATGATAAATTGTTTTTTGTCTCCACGCAGTACCCCAGGCATTCTGCTTAAACGAGAAGGATTTCTATTTTGATTATCATTCGTTAACCCATTCTTTTTGCAGACATCATATAAGTAATCAACACGCTTTCTATATTCAGCATAGTTATCTGCATCTACTCGAACGATAGCATGTATTGATTTCTTTCCACTATACAGCATGGCAGCAATAGGAAGCTCTAGTTCTCGCATGATAGCATTTTGTTGTTCAAGCCCCATATTGTCAGACTCTACTAATGCATATCTAAATTCTGTTACATTGTCATTTTTTACGCCTTTTCCATCCATAGGATTAAAACGAATCCAAGCCCCAGCTTCTTCATTATAGTCCCCTAGTACTGCTCCAATGTCATCCCCGCAATGGGTCAATTCTTCGATTAACTGACCGGCAGTTCTATCATATGCACCTTTGTTAGAAGGTTTCCACTTTCCATCTTCGTCTTGCCACGACTGGACATTGTAAGCCACTGTTTCAGACGGTTCAAACAATGTTTCTAAATAGCGAATAATTTCTTTCGCTGGCTCCCACTTCTTAGGTTCCTGAATTTCTTTTCCTTCAATCCAATTTCGGTCAATGATAACCAGGTCATCTTTTTGTAAAGTATCATTCCAATCCAGCTCATGACCACCATCTCCTGATTTGAATGGCGAAGTCCATCCGTTTTCTTTGGCCAACTGTGTAATTGTAGCACCAGTAATTGGTGAAGAAGTTCCTTGAAAAGACTCCCATTTTTTAAAACATTCTCCTGAATGATATCGGCTATCTGATTGACTCCATTGATCCCAATCGACAGCTGTGTATCCTTCCTGTTTTAGCGCCATTCCAACATTGACCCACTCCTGGTAACCAAGAGAAGCTGGGTCAATGTATTCTAGTAATTCAATTAAATCTAACTTGTTTTCCATTTGTGTGTTCAGCTCTCTTTTTTTATTTTTCAGTCGCAAATCCCATAATGATTTGATTCTTTAGATATCGCAATTGCTGTCTGACATATGCTTCCTCTCTACAGCAAGATAATCTATAGTTAATATCCTTTAAAACCGCTAAATCAAAATTGTATTTGCTGATTAATTCATTGATTTCTTCTTCAGCTGTTTTCATCTATCTGTCCTTTCTGTTACTGTTAAGAATGAAATATAAACAATCAAGCCATCCTTTTTGATAGTCACTTGTAGGTAATTTCAATTCGTATTTAATTGCAGCTCTCATCACTTTAAGATATTTACGTTCACCAACAATGTAGCCTAACAAAAAGTAAAGTGCTAAAGCTAGTATAATTAAGATATCTTCCATTTATTCATCCTCTACTTCCGAAATATAATAAAACATGTGGTGACTTCCGTAATCAATAGTCGCACGATTTCCAGTGTTCCAGTGCCGAATGTAACGTGGAGTAAATTCATTTTTGTCCCACCAATCATAAATTGATTGTAAGGCGTCTTGCAATGTCTCGAACGTTCCATGTATATTTATTTCGTTTGTTAATTTGTTTTCCCAGCTAACCTGGTATTTCATTTATTCACCATCCACCTTCACAGCAAACGGCCAATAGCGCTCGTCAATTGCTTTGATTTCTTGTTCTGTATGTTTCAGTCTTCCGATGCATAACCCTTTATTGCCTTGTGTATATACAGCTCCATCGGTATCAGTCCAAAGATAACAAAACTCTGTGTCACCGATTTTTGGTAAAGCAACATAAAATAGAGGTTCTTCATTTTCATTCCTTAACTCTTCAATTGATATGCATTCTGAGCAATCGATACTATCCATTTTTTTAACTTCTGTATTTATACCAATGAGATTAGCAACTTCCAACGCTTCTTCTTCCTTTTTAAAAACAATAATTTTCTCGTCGCATCTAAAATAATCTGTAACACCTCTGACCGCCCAATACAATTGCTCTTTCTCGACTTCGTAGCCGCAAACCCAAGCATTAAAAAACAAATCAGCATTTCCATCGATCCAACACGCCAACTCATCACTGTCAACTTCTTCAGATGATTGGTCAAAATACTCATTTGCCAACATTTCAAGCGCAGAACCGTATGATTCAATTTTTTTCGCAACGAACTTCGGCACCACTACTTTTTCTGGTTCGTCTAGTTTCTGATCTGCTAAACGTTTAATATTTTCACATGCACAGTTAAAACCTTTTTTAAACTCTACTGTTGTGTCATCTTCTGTTTCTGGCTCTATCGAGGGATATGCGAACATTTTGCTATCTATTCTTTCAATCAATTCTTGTTTATTCATCGCTAATCCCCCTTGAAACTGTTAAAACAGTAGACAGATGTCCGTTATTACGCAAATATTTCAATAAGTCCTCAATATCAGAAACATCTTCATCTTCTCCGTAATAGATGCTTTCAATTATTACAGCTAAATCTATATAGCTTATTTTTAATCGTTTCATTCCGCTTCCTCCAATAGTTTTGAGTTATCCCATACATTTCCGATGACTAATAGTTCAAAAAGTGGGTATGTCTTATTTGGATCTCCTGAAAATGCCCCTAAAAAAGAGTCATAGTAATCTACACCCTCACTTTTAAACACGAATGAACAGTCTTCCCAAATAACATCAGTGATGTATTCTGAAATACCTTCATTTGTTACTTCTATTATTTTCAAAATATCCCCCTCAAAAATTTCAACGCCGTTCTTGTCTTTTACACATGTTGATTGCATAAGGACACATTCAGACACATCTAAATTGATGCCGTTGTAATCAACTATACAGCCAATACTACCGTCTTTTTCTAAATCAATCGTTTTGACGTCCACCATGTCCTCGGTGTTTTTATCCCACGCTCTAAACTTTGGAATCATCTTCTTCACTCGCTTTCTTAAATTACAACATCAAATCACCAAGAAAAGCTTTTTTCATTTCCTTATAGATGGTTAGTTCATTTTCTGCCGTCGCTATTTCATCCGTGATATGATCCATCATCCGAACAAAGGCTTTTTGGGTTTCTCGATTGAATAACTCTATTGGAAAATTACCAATTTCCTTTTCTTGTATATTGATACCTGTTGCATACTTTGCAATAAATTTGTCTACATTTCTTTGTAGAATTAAATTAAAATACTTAGGCTCAATTCCATTTTGAGGAATGATCACAACTTCCTTTGTTGGTACTTCCCTAGGATATTCTAGAAAGTCTATTTGGCCTTTCGTAGCCGATATTTGAATGGTTGATGTTCCAGCAGGATAAATGTATCCCGCTTTTGCCCTTCCAAATTCTGCCACATCTTCTAATTTGACACATTCAAAGTTATCAAAATCAATCATAATAGGCTCAATTGCTCCCCTTCCGCCGGTTCTGCTCTCTTTATTGGTCGTTTTGGCTTTTTACTGTCCTTATACCCAACGTGTTCCGAAAAGAATGAAGCAAACTCTTTTATTTGTCTATCAGCTTCTGGCGTAGTTCCGACTAAATCATTCATCATTTTGGCTAGCTCGATATTATTTTTTGCAATCTCTTGCTCTGTTTGTTTCATTTCTGCCATTATTTCAGATAATGGCTTTACAGGTTCTGGTTCAAAAGTATCAATATAACGTGGTATGTTTAGATTAAAGTCATTTTCTTTCAATTCTTCGATAGTAACTACACTGCTAAACTTATCAACTGCTTTTCTTGATTGGAACACTTCTAAAATTTTAGCAACATGTTCGTCTTCTAAAACATTCCAAGCCTTTTCCTTTTTAAATTCCTTGCTGGCATCAATGAATAAAATATTTTTATTCAATCGGTTCTTTCTTAAAACTAGAAGAACCGTTGGAATATCAGTATTCATAAATGCTTTTGCAGGTAGTCCAATAACTGCATCTAGCAGATTCTTTTCAATAAGTTTCTTGCGAATCTTTTCTTCTGCAGCACCTCGAAACAAAACGCCGTGCGGTAAAATAATAGACATCACACCATTTTCTTTTAGTTGATGGATACCTTGTAATAAAAAGGCGTAGTCTGCTTTTGATTTTGGTGCTAATACATCAAAATCCGAAAAACGCTCTTGCTCTAAATACTCTTTTAATGGATTCCAAGGGAGCGAGTAAGGTGGATTCATGATGACCGTTTCCGATTTAGTCGCTGATACTTCATCAACAATTTCAATAGAGCTAAACTCAGTTGATTTTGTTAATTTGTATATTGCTTTAAACTCACGACTTAATGAATCACCATGTAGAACTACGGCATTTATATTTCTGATTGCTAAATTAAACAAGAGAAATGGCAATGCACGATCTGAAAACTCCTCACAATAAAACTGTGCATCAGGATTTTCTGCATATCGTTTAATTGTTAAACCGCCAGTTCCTGCACAGATGTCTGCATTGGAACGAGTCGCCCCAAGAACTCCACTGGCAACCCGAATGATTCCGTCTGGTGTAAAATCTTGTTTCTTTCCTTTTCGATCTGAATGTTCCGCTTGAAAATATTCTGTGAACCAATCAAATGATAGGTCTTGTTCTTCTTTAAAAAAGTTGGTAAATAGTAGTTCTCGTTCGCTTGGACTACTTAATATTTCAATCAATTTATAGGAAGCATGAAAGCTTTCATCAACACCTAGCAGTTCATTTATTTTTTCTGTTGTTAATTTCATAATTCCAAAGGAGCAAAAAGCTTTTTATGCGGCCGCAAATCTCCCACTCCTTTCTATTTATTTTTCTCTAAAACTTTTTTAAATATGTCATCGACTAATTTTTCTGGAATATTTGATCGTTCATTATAGCTTTTGGAAAAATTGCCCCAGGCAATTTCTTGTTTAATAACTTTATTTTTCAATCCCAAATGAATATTACTGGCAAATTTCGTGGGCTTCTGTAATGGATAATCATAATTGTTATACCTGGTTAAATTTTTAAATGGTAGTTTAAAATTCAAGACATCTTCAATATATTCCCAAATTTTACCATTAGCCGGGTTCTCAATAATGAAATATCTGGGTTGGTACTTTTTTATAATTTTTATAGTATTAAAAACCGTTAACTCACCATTCACTCTTTTTAAAAATTGTCGTTCATAAACATAATTAGTATCTTCGTAATCTTTTGTGGTTCTTATAGTAAACGGGCTTGGTAATATCTGTGGTGCAAATAAATTATCTGTTACATCTTCTCTTTTCCAACAAGCATTACCATTTTTCATTGCACTAGCTACTGACCAGCTTTCACATGGTGGGCTTGCAATGATTAAATCTGGTTTTGGTAATTTGTCTAAAACTTTGAATAATTTATTATCATTAAACATATAAGAATAGTCCGCTAAATTCAGATGAATAAAATGGTCATTCTTATTTTCAATATCCAAACCTATGCTGTATATTTCTATATCTTCAAACTTTTGTGCAGAACGTTTATAACATCCGTTCCCACTATCAAATAGTGCCCATACTATCATAATTTCAAAGGAGTAAAGAATTCTTTGTGGTCGACCAAACCTCCACTCCTTCCTGATTAATTTTTCAATCTTTCAATTTTTCTACGCACACCATCACGGTTTACTCTTTCAATATCCAGCATTTGATATAATGATATTTCTGAAAGACCAGTGTATTCCGATAGCATATTAATCGACTGGGTAGTAACATAACTACCATTTTCATATAAACGATATCTTGCCATCGCTCTGTTTCTTATTCTGGTCTTCGACTTATGAATGCCTTCTTGTGAAAGCTTGCGTAGCTTTTTTACCTCTTCAACAAGTGTAGGATTATTTTCCCAATCAGGAATGTTTTCTACTATATAAACTAACCGTTCAATTTGTTTGTTTTTAAACGGCATGCGTACCACCTTCTTGATATGTTTTTGGATTAATACCATTTGGTAATCTCCATCCATTTGCAGCAATGCGATTAATCATTTTACTTGCACCATCAAAGGACCATGTACCGACATTCTTAAATCCACGTTGTTCCAATAATCTGATCTGCTTAGGTGTTGCTAACCCAGCTTCTTTTCTTTTTTGTAATCGATCAAGTATTAGACTAGCTTTACCAGCGTTATCAATTGCATCTGGTAATATTCCTAATTTTTCTAATGCTGAAACTTGTTGACTTGAAGGCGGCCCCATTTCCCATCCAAAACTAGGAACATAACCAGTTAAATCTTCCGCTTGGATAGACATTTCAAATTGAAGAGGATCAACTAATTTTCGTTTACGCTTACGCATTTCTTCAAGCTGCTTTGCTAATGCTTCTTCTCTTTCTGCAATAACATCTTTTTCTGCTTGAACTTCAGCTTCTTCAATATCCATAGCGAAACCTTGGGCACCTGCTTCTTCAATGTTTTCAGTCATTTTTTTAGCTACTTCATCACTATTTGCTATCAAATGCGCTGGATGGCATAGCTCATGTCTTTCTGTATGCCATAAAAAATCTAAAAGCAATAATTCTTCCTTTCCAGGAAATAAACGTGTGCCACGTCCTATCATTTGAGAATATAAGGATCGAACTTTTGTTGGTCTTAAAACGACTACACAATCCACCGAAGGACAATCCCAGCCTTCTGTTAGTAACATCGAGTTACAGAGTACGTTATATTTATCATTGTCGAAATCTTCTAAAATTTCTTGACGATCCTTTGAATCTCCATTTACTTCTGCAGCTCTAAAACCTTTACTATTTAAAATATCTCTAAATTTCTTGGAAGTTTTAACTAATGGTAAAAAAACAACTGTTTTCCTGTTTATGCAGTGTTTAACCATTTCTTCAGCAATTTGTTCCAAGTATGGATCTAATGCCGTTCCTAAATCTTTAGTAGAGAAATCGCCAGTTTGCTGTTTTACACCTGATAAATCTAATTTTAAAGGAATAGTTAGGGCCTTTATTGGTGATAGATACCCTTCTTTAATGGCTTGTACTAGCGAATATTCATAAGCTAAACTTTCAAAATAAGAACCTAAATTTCTCATGTCTCCACGATCTGGCGTTGCGGTTACGCCTAACACATTCGATTCATCAAAATGTTTTAATACTCGTTGAT